TCGTCCAAATCGATCATGGTTGTGTGCTCCAGTGTGTGCTCGGGAAAAGTCCCACTGAAGCCGCCTATATTGAAGCGGCTTCGATTGGACGTCTCAGGCCGCGCGGGCCGTCGCTCGCGCTCGCTCCTTGTCTTCGATGTACTGCTTAACGGCCTTCGATTCTTGCGGCGAGTTCGTCTGAATGCAGAGGCCGTAAGCGTCGACGGCCACGTCGACGATCGTCACGCGACCGCTTAGCGCCTTTTCGAGGCGCGTAACCGATACGCTGAAGCATTCGGCGCGTTGGTACGTTGCGTCTTGAATGTTGTAGATGCAAACGGAAAGCTTCTTGGATTCGGTCATGGTGTGCTCCTTAATTGAAAAGTCCCACATCAGCCCGCTCGTGAGAACGGGCTGAAATTGGCCTTTTCGGCGCTCGCGGACGGCTTTCGCACACTGCCCTTCGGCGCCACACTGCGGGACTTGAGCCTTTGCGTCTTGCCGCTCGGCCGCGGTTCTACCCGCGCCTTCTCATGGCTCTTGCCTCGCCCGTTCGGCTCTTCACCGCCCGGTGCTCACCCTCATGGAGGGGAGGACTACCGAAGCAAGCTATTCTTGCGTTCGGTAAGGGAATATTAACTTTGACAAGAGCAAATTGCAAGTAAAGCTTGCTTAGGGAAAACCCGTAAAGTGCAATTCAGGGTTGCGGCGGATGCTATGGACGAAAAAAAAGCCCCTGCGGGTGGCAGGGGCATGTGTGGGCTTCGTGCGGGTTACGGCGCGGCGTTCTCAAGGAGAATCACGCTGATGATCTTCCCCCAAGGCAATTCAAGGAAGATGGAGAGGCACATTGCTATGGTCGTGAACCACAATGTGCAAATCGCCACCCAGAGAGCGCGATTGATGGTCCTGATGTCATCATGGGCTTTGGAAATCTCGGTTTTGAGTTCCGCAAAGTTCCCCGCGTTTTCGGCTTTGGCTCTCTGGAACATGGCTTCGAGTGTTGACGCGAACTCCTCCTTGAGCTTGTAGTAATCGTCCTTGGATGGCACTTCTGCGATTTTCATTTCCAACAAGGTAACCCTTTTCTCTAATAGTACTCGGATATCGAGTTGCGAAGGAGCGATCACTTGTTGGGGTTGCTCAAGCGAGAGATCATTGCCGATCATTTTGTGTCTCCAGGTTCGTGATCAGCTCGCAAAGCGCGAAGTAATTGTGATTGCTGACGTGCCCGCATCGCGTGCAGATAACGTGAACGGTCGCAGCGATGCTGTTTTGCTTTACTGGTGAAGAGGTCACCTCGATAAACCCATTGGGTTGAAGCTCCATGTTGATCTCAATCGTGTCTCGGATTGAAGGTTTCCGGCCACCGTCGAACGACAGGACCTTGAAGTTCTCGTGCCCGCACGCAGGGCATTTGTAGCCTTCGATCGAGCGCAACGCTCTTACGATCTCAGGAACAGTCAATTCTCTGTAAAACATTGATGTCCTCGATGACGGTGAATTAGCACTCTTTGCCGGAGAAGACGTACACGACGCACCCGACAACTTGGACGTTCTCCATCGTGGCAGGATCCAACTTCATCGGCTTGTAGGCGGAGTTGTCCGAGAGAAGCGTAATAGTGGCGTCGAGGTTGCGCTGCACGCGCTTGATGAAGATCTGCCCGTTCGCCTGCAAGACGAAGATCCCGTCGCGGCGGATCGTACTCTGTGAACCGTCGACGATGCAGAGCGAGCGGTTCGGAATAGTTGGCTCCATCGAGTCACCGTCGGCCGTGACGATGTGGAAGTTCCTCGAGCCGATCACCCCGGGGAGCGAGCGCAGGAAAGAATCGCGGAACTCGATGGAGCGAACGACGTCGATCGAGTTAGCTTGGTTCTCGCAGGCGCCGTCGTGGCAAAAGCCCTCGATCGCGTAGACGGGCACGCGCGTCCAACCTTCTTCTGGGGTGTCTCCGACTGGGGCGCGGTAGTGCGCGATGATGACGCCATCTTCAGCGAGCAGTTGATCGATCGATGTATCGAGGAGCTCTGCGAGCTTTGACAGGTTTTCCTGACGTAGCCCCTTGCCGGTGGTCCACTGTTGCACTGCCTGACGTGAAACGCCGATCTTCTGGGCTACGCCATCCTGTGTGAGGCCTTTCTCGCGTATGAGGCGGGCGATGCTGTTTTTGCGGGTGTTCATACAGGTTCTCCTTGCGCAGAGTATGCAATCAAAACTTGCGGGTGCGCAACGCAACCATAACTTGCTATATACTTCCCATGTCAAGTTAATCTTGCTACATGAGGGTTTTATGTCAAGCAAATCTGAAAAGCCGAATCCTGCGGTGCTCGCGGTCATGGCCGCTGGCTCCCAGAAGAAATTGGCCCAGAAGCTCGGCGGGAGTCTCACGCGGCAGGCGATAGCGCTCTGGGTCAGAAACGGTCGGATTCCGTTGCACCGCGTCGTCGAAGTCTCGCGCGTGACCGGCATCCCCAAGGCGTTGCTCAGTCCTGATTTCCGCGATTGAGGCCGCCATGAGTTACGTCGGCCTACATGCAACACGATGGGCGTGGTCCGTCCCCGTCAGTTCATCGTCTGAACGGCTCGTCCTTTTGGCGCTCGCCAAACACGACAGTGACGACGACGAACTTCCGTATCCGTCGGCGGAAACCATCGCGAAGGAAACGCGGCTCAATCGAAAAACCGTTTTCTCAGCGATTGCTTCCCTCTGTGAGGCGGGTTTCATCGTCCGCTCGGCCAAGACCGGCCAGGGCCGTCGGAACCAGTATGAACTCAACTTCAATCGTACCGAAAACGGGACGATGAACGTCCCAAAAACGGAACGTACCGAAATTGGGACGTACCAAAAAAGGGACGTTCCGAAAACGGGGCATTCAACGTCCCAAAAACGGGACGATGAACGTACCGAAAACGGTACTTTGAACGTACCGTTTACGGGACATAAATATAGAAGAGAAGAGAGAAGAGAAAAGAGAAGTGAAGAGAGAAGTTTTATGTCGTCGCCCGACGACGAAAACCCGCGTATAGATACAAACCCTAACCCCGCCCAGTTCGACGGTGTCCCTTTTCCCGACTTCGAAGAGGCGTCAGACGACGAGCTTTTCGCGGAGGAGCTCATCAAGGCCGACAAGGCGAAGGCCGAGCTGGCACCTGAGCCCGAAGCGAAGCCCAAGACCCGAACTCGAAAGACCACGGCGAAGAAAGCCGACGCGTGGCCCGTAGAGGACGACGGTGTCGACGCCGAAACCCGTGAGGCTTACCTAGCCGTCCGAAAGGCCAAGCGCGTCGGTCCCTTCACCCCCAAGGCTTACGAACAACTCGCCAAGCAAGCGACAAAGCACGGAGTTTCCGTGAAGGTCGCTCTCGAAAAGTGCATCGAGCGCGGATGGATCTTCCCCTACGACGGCGCTTTCGAAAAGGAGAAAAACTATGGAAAAACTCAGCAGTCTCAGCAGAAATCTGCCTTCCTGCGCCCGCAGTCCGAAATCGACTACACGTACGGACTGGATCGATGGAATCGAGCCTGACGCGACTGCCGAGGAGCGCGAACGCTTCGGGGTGAAGGACGGCGATGACGTCACCGAGTGGGCCAACTGCCAAAAGCACGGCCGCTATCCATTCCGAGGCCGCTCGGGTACCTACAGCTTCGTTTTCTTCGACTCCTGTCCGACCTGTCGTGAGGCAATGGTCACCGAGAAGGCCTACGGGCGCATCGCGATCCCACGCCGCTACGCTCAGGCGACCGTGGCGGGCTACGTGGCGAAGACGCCCGAGCAGGCCGCCGTGAAGCGCGCCGTGGCCGACTTCTGCCGAAACATCGATGCGCGCCTCGATCACGGGGACTCGCTCATCTTCTTCGGCGGGAGCGGTACGGGGAAAACGCACCTCGCATGCGCAATCGCGCGTTGTGCCCACAAGGCCGGACGGACCGCACTCTTCATCAAGGCTCGCGCCCTGGTTGCCGAAATCCGAGCGACGTGGAAAAAGGACAGTGTCGAGACCGAGCCCGAAGCAATCAAACGCTTCACGGACCTCGATCTTCTCGTGATCGATGAGGTGGGCGCGCAGTTCGGGACCGAGGCCGAAGCGCTGCACCTTTTCGACGTCATCGGGGAGCGTTACGCGGAAATGAAGTCGACGATCCTTCTATCGAATCTTCCGCTCGACGTGCCTGGCGAGGAGGGGAAAGGTCTGCGCCAGTACATCGGTGACGCGGCCTTCGACCGATTCTGTGAGGACGGCAGTCAGGCGCTCGCCTTCACGTGGAGGTCGCATCGAGGTCACCGCGACATCGAGCCCCAGGCGTGCCGCGCCGCAAGCGCCTCGTAACCATCAACAACCAAAACCAAGGAGGAAGACCCATGCAGGACCCACGAATCAAAACCATCATTGCGCACTACGGCAAGAAGCACCAGCGCATCAAGCTCGTCGAGGAGATCGGCGAGATGCTCGCTGAGGTGGCTCGCTACGTCGCTGACGGAGAGCGCCGAACCAACAAAGCCGACATCGTGAGCGAACTCGCGGACGTCGTCATCGTCATCAGGCAGCTCTATCCTGACGCCTCGAAGGTTGAGCGAAAGGTTCCCGAGGGCGAAGAGGTCGCACGGCTTCTGTGCGAGAAGGCGGCCTCTCTTGCGGCGATGGTTGCCGGCGCCCCCTTCTCGAAGCTCGAGCTCAGCTATGCAGAAAGCACGCTGGCTTTCATCGACCTTTTCGTGCGCGATCTGGCTGAGGTACCGATGCTCCAGATGGCGATCGAGCAAAAAATTGACAGGCAGATTGGTCGAATTCTCAGGTCGGAGGGCGCCGATGGAAATCGTCGTTGAGGGAGAGCCGAAAGGGAAGGGACGTCCGCGCTTCACGCGTACCGGCCACGCCTACACGCCCGCTAGGACGCGAGAGTACGAAGACCTCATCGCCGCTCGCGCCCGACAGGCGATGGATGGGCGCCAGCCCATCCCGAAGGGCGTTCCCGTGCGGATGACGATCTTGGCGGTCTTCGGAGTGCCCGTCTCGTGGCCCAAGAAGCGCCGCACGGCCGCCTTGCAGGGTGTCATGCACCATACCCACAAGCCCGACCTGGACAACGTCCAGAAGGCCGTATGCGACGCCCTGAACGGCATTGCCTACGAAGACGACTGCCAAATCGTCAAGGTGAACATCGAAAAGGTCTACGGTTCCGAGCCGATGGTCCGAGTGTTTTTAGAGGAGGCAACCGATGGTTCAAGCCGATCAAGCTGAGGAGACGACAGAGCGCGCCTGGGAAGCGTTCGGCGGGCTCACGCAGAAAGGGGCTGAGCCGCGGCTAGTGTCGCTGTGTCTCTTTTGCGGCCGAGCGATCGAGCGTGTGCGCCCCGAAGACATCCGTGCAGGCAAGGTGCCTCGTCGCTTCTGTTGCGTCGAGTGCCGAGACAATTTTCAGAAGCAGGAGGGAAAGCATGAGTGAAGAAGAGCGCCTTTTCGAGGAGCGCCTCGAAAATTGGGGCCGTTGGCTTCGAGACCCGCGACGACCTGAGATCTCGTACCTCTACAGCCCGCCCGAAGAGGAAGCTCCGGCCGAACCGAAGGAATGTGGAATGATCGATCTTCGGGACGCGCTTCGAGTTCAACGTGCATGGACTCAGCTTCCGACCTTCGACGAGAAGCACCGAAAGGCGAAGCTCGTGCTTGCGATGGTCTACGCCTACCCGTGGAGGTCGCCAGGGAAGCTCCAGAGCCACATCTACCGAACGTGGCATCTCAAGGTTCGACGATCGGAATGGTCCGACCTTCTCGCCCTGGGGCGCCTTTGCACGCGAAACGCGCTTCGACGACTTGACGATGCCGCCTCAATTCGGCATAATGGCACCTAACAACTTGTAAGCTGTGCATCAGCCTCCTGAAGTGAACGTGGGGCCTTGGTGCATCTAAAGCAAACGAAGCTCCTCGGATTCCGACGGAGCTTTTTTTGTTTTCGGTGCTTGGGGTGGCGGTCCTCCGGTGTGCTAGTCAGCCGCCACCCCACGCGCACGCTCAGACCAATTTAACAGCGCTGTTAAAATGATCCGCCTAAGGCCTCCGATCCGTCGGGGGCCTTTTTCTTTTTGAGGAGGTAGACATGACGACGAAAAAGACTGCCACCTCAAAGAAGAAGGTTGGGCGCCCGTCGCTCTACACCGAAGCGCTCGCCGACAAGATCATCAGTCTTATCGAAGAGGGGCACTCTGAGCGACAGATCGGGCAAATGCCGGGGATGCCGACGGCTCGGACGATTCTTCGGTGGAAGGATGAGAACGCCGAGTTTTGTCGCCGTTCCGCGCGTGCGCGAGAGGCATCGGCCGAACTCTTCGACGACAAGCGTCGCGAGGCGGCCGAGTGGCTCTTGCAGATGGCCGAGGAGCGAAACACGAGCGGCAAGAGCTTCCCGAAGGGTGTCGTCGACGCGGTGCGGGCAGTCATGCAGGAGCACGCTCGAAGCGCAGCCCTTCGTGACGATTCGCGCTTCGGCGACCGCAAGACCGTGAAGGTGGATGCGACCGAGGACGCTAAGGGCATGGCTGAGGTCTATGCCCGCATGCTTGAGGCTCAGAAGGATGAGTGACCCTTTCCGCGAAATCTGGAGGCCGCACCGGTACAAGGTCTATTACGGCGGCCGAGGCTCGGGGAAGTCTTGGGCGGTCGCGCAGGCTTTGATCGTCATGAGCGATCTGGCCTGCATCCGCGTGCTGTGCTGTCGTGAAATTCAGAACTCGATCAGAGACTCGTCATACCAGGTCCTGAAGGACACCGCTGAGCGCCTTGGAATTGCCGGGCGCTTTTCTTTTTTGGAGTCGGAGATCCGACACACAGTGACGGGGAGCCGCTTCATCTTCAAGGGCCTGTGCCGCAACGAGCAGTCGGTCAAGTCGACCGAAGGTATCGACGTGTGCTGGGTCGAAGAGGCGCAAACGGTCTCGGAGGTCTCGTGGGAAGTGTTGATCCCGACGATTCGAAAGCCCGGCTCCGAAATTTGGGTGACTTTCAACCCCCTCAACGCAGACGACCCGACGACGAAGCGATTCATCGAGAACCCTCCGCCCGAGGCCTACGTGCGCAAGGTCAACTACGACGAGAACCCGTATTTGCCCGAGAGCCTGCGCAAGGAGCTCGAACACGACCGCGCGACGGACTATGAGAAGTACCTCCACGTTTGGGAGGGCTACCCGCGAACCGTCAGCGACGCGCAGGTGTTCAAAGGCCGTTTCGTCGTCGAGGAGTTCCCCGACGAGTGGGCCGAGCAAGCCGACAGGCTTTTCTTCGGCGCCGACTTCGGTTTCGCGCAGGATCCGAACACGCTCGTGCGTTGCTTCATCCGCGATCGTCGCCTTTACGTCGATCACGAGGCTTACGGCGTCGGGGTCGAGCTCGATGAGATGGATGCGCTCTACCGAAGCGTGCCCGGCTCGAAGCTCTGGCCGATCCATGCGGACGCGGCTCGCCCCGAGACAATCAGCTACCTCGCGAACCGATGCGGCTACCGCATCAGCGCCGCGAAGAAGTGGCAGGGATCGGTCGAGGACGGCGTGGCTTACCTCAAGAGCTTTGAGAAGATCGTCGTGCATCCCCGGTGCAAGCACACCGCAGACGAATTCAAGCTCTACAGCTACAAGATCGACAAGGTGACGCAGGAAGTCCTGCCCGTCTTCGTCGACAAGAACAACCATTGCATCGCCGAAGGCGAGCTCGTGGAGACCGCAAGAGGGAAGATTCCGATCGAGGACGTTCGGGTAGGAGATTACGTGCGAACCCGCGCTGGTTTTAACAGGGTGATTGCATCCCAAAAGACTGGCGAGGACGCGCCGATCCTTGAAATCTCGACGAAATATAATTCTCTAAGGTGTACCGCAGAGCATCGAATCTACACCGTCAATCGTGGGTGGGTTCGTGCCTGCAATTTGACCGAGGAGGATGAAATCCTATGTCTTCAAGGGTCGAAACGATCGAGTACGACGGCCTCAAGTGGCATCGATATCCTTGCGCGAAGCGAAGAAGTGACCGCGTCTATTTCTTCCGAAGTGTCCGGGGAGGAATCGTTCGGTTGCATCGGTACGTTTGGGAAAAGGCTTATGGGCCAATTCCAAAGGGCGCTCACATCCATCACAAGGATGGCGATACGTCCAACAATCGAATCGAAAACCTTGAGTGCCTCACACCAAAAGCGCACGCTCAAACGCATCCTTTCGAGGGAGAGGGGCTCGCTCGCCAGTGCGAGCACCTGGATCGAATCCGAGAGAAGGCAAGCGAGTGGCACGCCTCAGAAGAGGGGCGCAAGTGGCACTCGGAGCACGCACTGCGCACGGGCTTTGGTCGACCTGATCTTCCGGAACGTGAGTGTGAACAGTGCGGGCGATCGTTCAAGCCGAAGACGAGTCACGACAAGTTCTGTTCGAATGCGTGCAAGTCTGCGTGGCGTCGAAAGGTTGGTGTCGACGACGTTTCTAAGCCATGCGAGTGGTGCGGAAAGTTGTTCACCTCCAACAAGTACGCAAAGGTGCGGTTTTGTTGCCGAACGTGTTCTGCGAGTTACGTCGCTAAGAAAAAACGCGAAAAGCGTCTACGACCTGACGGTTGAGGGTCAACACGAGTTTTTCGCGGGCGGGATGCTCGTACATAACTGCATCGACGCGCTTCGTTATGCGCTCGATGGCTACATCACCAAGCCGGGGCTCGCCAAGTGGTCGGCCCTGGGTGGACTGTGAGGACGACATGAGAAAGACGAAACGCGCTCGTGCGGCGGCCTCGCAGAGGTTCGTCGACGGCGTCATGAACCCTCTCCTGCGCGTCGGCCAGTGGGCCGGCAACACCTTCAGCGCAACGACCTACCGCCCGCAGTTCCAGACGATCAAGCGTCAGGAGCTTGAGTGGGCGTATCAGGGCTCGTGGATGTGCGGCCTCGCGGTCGACATCGTGGCTGAGGACATGACGCGCGAGGGCATCGAGCTCACGTGCGAAGATCCCGCGCTGGCTGATCGCATCGATCGTGTGCTTGAGCTGACGCGCGTCTGGGACGGCATCTGTGATGCGATCAAGTGGAGCCGTCTCTACGGCGGTGCGATCGCTGTCATGCTCATCGACGGCGACGACATGAGCACGCCGCTCGGTCAGGTGCGCCCAGGCTCCTTCAAGGGCCTTTGCGTGCTCGACCGTTGGCAGGTCGACGTGACGGGAGAGACCGTGCAGGAGCTTGGGCCGAGCTTCGGAAAGCCGAAGTACTACAAACCGCTCTCGGGAACGTCAGAGATCACCTTCGAGACGGGCCGCATCCATCACAGCCGCGTGCTTCGCTTCGAGGGCCGCCGTCTGCCGTTCTACCTGCGGCAGGCATACCAAGGCTGGGGCGCGTCGATCCTGGAGAACCTCTTCGACCGCATCAAGATGTACGACCTCGCCTCGAGCGGTGCGGCGCAGCTCCTCTCGAAGGCGTACCTGCGCTACTACAAGGTCGAAGGCCTGCGGGACATCCTGACGAACGACGTCGCTCGAAAAGGGTTTCTCAAGCAGATGGACATCATGCGCGAGTTCCAGGGCATCGAGGGTCTCACGATCGGCGACACGACCGACGACTTCCAGACGCTCCAGTACACCTTCACGGGAATCCCCGAGATCATGCTCCAGATCGGTCAGCAGATTTCGGGCGCCATCGGGGTGCCGCTCGTGCGACTCTTCGGGCAGTCGCCTGCGGGTTTCAACTCCACGGGCGAAAGCGACCTGCGCATTTACTACGACAACGTCAAGCACGATCAGGACACCGATCTTCGGCCTGGGCTCACGCGCCTTCTCGACGTGGTCCACCAGAGTGTCACGGGCCGCACGCCCGGCTCGGACTTCGGATTCGAATTCCGATCGCTCTGGCAGATGACCAACGAGCAAAAGGGTCAGGCCGCGCAGACGATGTCGCAGGCGATCATCGGCGCACTGGGTGCGAACGCGATCACGCCGAGCATCGCCATGCGCGAGCTCAGAAAGCTGTCGGATATCGTCGGGGTCTTCTCGACGATCACGGACGAAGATGTGAAAGAGGCGGTAGAGGCCGACACGGGGCTCTTGCCGCCCACCGTGGAGGACATGACGAATGGCAACAACGGCGGGACGGTTCAGGGAGGCCACGAAGTCGAAGCTGACCGAGGCGTGGTATCGCAAGCGCCTTCGCCTGATAGCGAAGCAGGTACGCTTGATCGCACAAGAGTATGACGAAGACACCGATCCGGTCACGGCGGCGGCACAGGTTGCCGCACGCCTTTTCGACTACTCGGTGACGATCGACGAGTGGGCGACGGCGGTCACATCGACCATGCTCAAGCGCGTGGCCGACGACGACTACGACACATGGACGAAGACGAGCGAGAAGCTCTCGCGCGAGACGAAGAAGCGGCTCAAGGACGCGGTGATCGGCCCTGAGTACGCGAGGCTCCAGCGCGAGCAGGTGGACCTCATCAAGTCCATCCCACTCGATGCGGCAAAGAAGGTCCATCAGTGGACGCAAACAGCGCTTTCCGAAGGGCAGCGCTACTCGTCGATCGCGAAGAAGATCAAGAGCGAACTCGGTGACGTGTCGGACACGAAGGCGATTCTCATCGCTCGCACCGAGACCGCCCGAGCCCGATCGAACTTCACGCAAGCTCGCTCGAAGGCCGTGGGGTCGACGCACTACGTCTGGCACACAGTCGGCGACGGCGCGGTAAGGCCGCGGCATGCGCACCTCGACGGGAAGATCTTCGCGTGGTCCGATCCGCCTGTTTGCGACGAAGGCAAGGGCGGCTCACCTGTCAGGGCTCACCCCGGGTGCGTCTGGAATTGCAGGTGCTGGGCCGAGCCACTCTTTCCCAAGACGGAGTACTCGAAATGAAATTCAAAGACGGCCGCTTTCTGACGGTCGAAGAAATCAGCCCTCGGAGGAGCAAGACCCCCGAGGGATATTTGCTGTGTGAGGGCGTGCCGATCAGCCGCACGGGGACTTTCGAGTACTCGGCGATTGAGTCGGGAATCAAGGTCCCCTCCGGCAACGTCGCGAAGATCTCGCGCACGGAAGAGGAGCTTTTCCGGCCCGAGACGATGGCGAGCTTCGAAGGGAAGCCCGTCGTTGTCGGTCACGGACGCTTCGCCGATCCGAGCAACTGGCGAGAAATCACGATCGGCACGGTTCAGAACGTGCGGCGAGGTGAGGGCGATCAATCGACGCTTCTCCTCGCCGATTTGCTTCTCACAGACGAGCGGGGAATCTCGCTCGTTGAGGACGGGAAGCTCGAAGAGGTTTCCTGCGGATACGACGCCAAGTCGATCGACGACGGCGACGGCCGCGGGCATCAGGTGGGCATCGTGGGCAACCACGTTGCCTTAGTTGAACGGGCCAGATGCGGCCCGATTTGCAAAATTGGAGATGGTTCTATGACCAAACCCAAGACGTGGAAGGCCGCCCTCCGCCGAATCTTCAAGGACGGCGACGAGGAGGCCCTCAACAATCAGCTCGACGAGCTTCCGAACGAACTCGGCGACGAGGATCCTCAGCCTCAGGGCGACGAGGACGCGGCGCCCGCTCCGGACGGCGATCGTCTGGCGAAGCTGGAGGCCGCGGTTGCCGCGCTCTCCGAGCAGGTCGCGAAGCTCACGAACGTCGAGAAGGCCGAAGGTCACCCCGAGCTTCAGGGTGATGAAGAGCCCGAGCAAAAGTGTGACGAAGACGAAGTCTGCGACGAGGAAGAAGCCAAGCAGGTTCTCGCCGACGCCGAAGACCTCGCACCCGGCATGGAACGGCCTCAGGGTGACGCCAAGGGCGGTCGCTACACGCGCGGCACGCTCGAGCGCGTCATGCGCATTGCTCTCAAGGGCTCTGGTTGCACGACCTTCGGTGACGGCGCTCTGCTCAAGGGCGAGGCGCTCTCGATGGCCTTCAAGGGTGCGGTTGCGCTCAAGCGTCAGGCCCGCAACCCCTCCGCAAAGCCCTTCGGTGACGGCAAGACCGTCGACCGATCCAACGCGGCGCTTCAGCAGCGCTTCAACGAATTTTGGGGGAAGTGATGTCTCAGTTCATTGGCACTTCGATGAAGCGAGGCCACGCGGGTGAACTCACGCGCGGCTACTTCGATCACACCGTGGAAAGCCGTCTCAATGACGGCACGGTCAAGGCCTTTGGCGTTCCTGTCGTCGTCAAGGGCGACAAGGTGGGCGCCACCACTGCAACGAGCGAAGCGACGCTCGTCTACGGCTTCTCCGTGCGTCAGTACGGTCAGGCCAACGTCGACGGCGCTCAGGATCAGCCCGCCGTCGCGATCATGCGCCGCGGCTACATGGCCGTCGCGGTCACGGGCGGCACGCCCGCCTTCGGCGCTCAGGTCTACCTCGACGCCTCGGGCAAGGTCACGGCCGATCAGAGCTCCAATACGGCCATCCCCGGCTGTCTCTTCCTTGGCGCCAAGGATGCCGACGGCCTCGTGGAAATCAGCTTCAACATCTAAGGAGGGCGCACAATGCGTTTCACCGATTCCGAGATCGCGTCCACGGGCGCGTTCCTCGTGGGCGAGCTCGAACGACTCGACCCTCAGCTTTACGAGCCGCTCAGCGACTTCACGTGGTCTCGCGACATTGATCTGCGCGAAGACGTGACGATCGCCGATGAGGTCACGAGCTTCATCTACTCGACTTACGCCGGCGGCTTCGGCGGCATGGGGTCGGGCAAGGCCTGGATCCGCGGCGCTGAAACGACCGTCGGTTCGGTGTCCGTTTCCGCCTCGAAGGTCACGACGCCGATCACGCCGTGGGGCATGGAAGTGTCGTATGACATCTTCGAACTTCAGAAGGCCATGCAGGTCGGTCGCCCGATCGACGTGCAGAAGTACGAGGCCATGAAGCTCAAGCACCAGCTCGACATCGACATCCAGGTCTATCTGGGCGACGATCAGGTTGGCGTGAAGGGCCTTCTCAACGCAGAGGACCGCGTGCAGAAGATGGACCTCGACGCCTTCAATCCTCAGACGGCCACGGCCGAGCAGATCATCGACTACTTCAACACCATCCTCAACGACGCCTGGAAGGTGACGCAGTACGTCCGCATGCCGAACACGATGCTTCTGCCGCCCGCCTTCTTCGCCGCGCTTGCGAGCAAGCAGCTCCCGAACACCGCGATGAACATGCTCGAATACGTGAGCAAGAACAACCTCGTGGTCGCGAACGGGGGCAGCCTGACGCTCCGTCCGGTCAAGTGGCTCGCGGATGCCTCGATCAACGAAGGTCGCGGCCGCATCGTCGCCTACACGAAGGCGAAGGACGTCGTCCGCTTCCCGCTCGTGCAGTTGCAGAGCATGCCGGTCCAGTACCGCGGGTACAAGCAGTGCGTGCCGTACTTCGGCGCGCTCGGCGGCGTGGAATTCGTCCGTCCCGAGCTCGTCTTTTATGGCGACTTCAAGGCGGGCATGAAAATGGCTAGTGTTGGCTCCTCGAAGGTCGTCGCAGCCAAGGCAGGGTGATCATGACGGAAGCCTACGAACAGCACGACTGGACCGAGGGCGAGGTGATCTCCGAAGTGCGACTCGACGCGATGGAAGCGGGCATCAAGGCCGCGACCGACGGCGTGATCGCGCTAGAAGGTCAGGAAGCCCCCGAGGGACCTCAGGGGCCCAAGGGTGAGCCCGGCGCAGACGGCAAGAGCGTCAAGTCGCTCCAGCTGACGATTTCGGGTACGACGATCACGGGGACGGTGACGCTTTCCGACGATTCGACCGCCCCCGTAACGGGCACCTACTCGCCTGAGTAAATCGGAACCCCGGAGGCAACTCCGGGGCTTTGCATATGGACATCGAGCAGTTTCGAAGTCGATACCCGTCCTTCACTGAGGACGCGTATCCCGACAGTGTCGTGGCGCTTCGTCTTGCTCTTGCGGAGAAGTTCTTCGCGGGATGGGAAGAGGCCGTGAAAGACCATTGCTCGGGACTCTACGTTGCGCACTACCTGTCTGCCCACGGATCGAGCTCGAGCGCGCCTGCGATGGGCATCGTCTCGGGCAAGTCTGTGGATGGAGCCTCCGTCTCCTACGACACGGGCACGACGGCCGAGCAGGGCGCAGGCTTCTGGAACGCCACCACCTACGGCCGAGAGCTCTATCAGCTGATGCGCATTTTCGGCGCGGGAGCGGTCCAGATATGAAGCCGAAACCTCAAGTCTCGATCAAGGTCGAGAGCCACACCAAAGAACTCAACGCGGCGCTCAAGCGAATGCAGAGTGCCGTCGTTAAGGTCGGGATCGCGCAGGGCTCGAAGGGCGATTCGCGAAAGGACGGCGGACCTCCGAACAGCTTGCTCGGATGGGTCCACGAACGCGGAAGTCCTTCGGCCAACATTCCCGCCCGACCTTTCCTCCGCCCCGGCATCGAAGATGCCAAGGACGAGATCAAGGACGGCCTCAAGGCGGCCATGCGTGCGGCGCTCGCCAACGACATGGACGGCATGAATGCCGAGCTCGAGAAGACGGGGATGATCGCCGTTTCGTCCGTGAAGTCAAAGATGAGGGAAGGTCCTTTCGAGCCCCTCAAGCCCGACACGATTCGCAGTCGCAACCGTAGTCGCGGAACGAAGGGAAAGCGAGAGAACGAGACCCAGGGCCGAAATATCAAGCCTCTCATCAACACGGGCGCCTTGCGCGACGCCATTGACTTCTATGTGGAGGGCGGCTAATGGCGCTTCTCGATGTATCCGAGGTGATCTCGGACCCTCTCTTCACGACCCCCGTGACGCTCGTGCGCACGGAGGAGTACGTCAACGACTTGGGCGAAGCGACATGGCGCGACGCCGAGACGCGGGAGATCTCCGCAGTCGTGACCGCCGATACGAAGACGATCGAGCGTTTGCCCGACGCGCTTCGGCGTGCGGGGACGATCCTTGTGCGATTCCTCGTCAAGGACTTCGACGCCTATCAGGCTCGAGGCTACGACGCCGTTGTGTGGCGCGGTCGGCGATTCGTCGTCAAGGACGCGGCCGACTACTCGCACTTCGGCGCAGGCTTCGTTCGGATGGTTTGCTGGCCCGAGGAGGTGAGTGATGGCGGTTATTGACAGCCGCTCGCGCGGCATCCTGCGGCCCGTCGAGTCCACGGGAACCGAGCCGCCCGAGATAGCCGTCCGGAAGTGGATGGCGGGTATCACGAGCATCCCGCTCGAGCTTGTGCGCAAGCGATGGGTTTCCAAGCCCGGCACTCAACCTGCGCTCACCGTGGATTGGGTGGCGGTCGGTATCGAACGCATCAAGACGCACGGGACGCCGTACCAACGCGGCCGACGTGGCGACATCGAGAAGCCCGAAAGCGGAGACGTGGTGCGCGAGTCGCATCAGACGCTCAGCTTCGTGGCTTCTTTTTACGGGCCGAACGCCGCGCTCATCGCGGACGGCTTCCGCGAAGGCGCCTTGCTCGGCCAAAACGCTGCGGAACTTGCGCGATCGGGGCTCGTGATTCAAGGCGTAGGAGACGAGGTGCTTCACCTGCCGGACTTCGCCTTCGAGCAGTGGATCGACCGCTACGACGTGACCTTCACGGTCGGTCGGAAGGTCTCTCGCACCTTTGGCGTCCGCGACTTCGCGGCCGTCGGGGAAATTGAAATTTACACAGAAAAGGGAGTGCTATGAGTGCACCGACTCTGCCGGTTTCCGGCGTTGTGAACGTCACCGTGAACATGGCTCCTCGATCGGCACAGACCCGAAATTTCGGGGCCTGTCTCATCGTGGGCACGTCTGACGTGATTGACATCAGCGAGCGCATCCGCTCGTACAGCGACATCACCGAGGTCGCTGAGGACTTTGGAACAAACACGCCGGAATACCTGGCTGCGACGGCCTTCTTGGCTCAAAGTCCCAAACCTTCTTCGGTTCAGATCGGCCGTTGGGCAAATAGCCCGACGTCCGCGGTGCTTCGCGGCCGTGTGCTCAGCACCGAAGAGCAGAACATCGAGACGTTCAAGGCCATCACCGATGGTGCAATGACGGTCAACATCGACGGTTCTCCCGCAGAGCTGTCTGCGGTCAACTTGCAGTCCTGCTCCAACCTCGACGCCGTTGCTGAGGCGATCACGTCTGCTCTCAAGTCCAAGGGAACCTGCACGTGGGACACGACCCGATTCACGATCAAGAGCGCTTCGACCGGGAAGTCTTCGACGATTGAAGCCCCGGCCGACACGGAGCTTTCTCGCGCTCTTGGTCTTGTGAACGGGACGACGATTGGAGGCATCGACAAGGAAAGCCTCGCGGATGCGTTTGCGGTGTTCCTCGATGTGCCAACGTGGTACATGGCTTATGTTGCGGCTCCTCATGAAGAGGGAGACGTCCTGGGCGCTTCGGCGATCATCGAGGCATCGAATCCGTCGTGCATCATCGGTTTCACGACGAAGGACACCAAGGAGATCGACCCAACGTCTGAGGACAGCCTTGGCGCCAAACTCAAGAAGCTCGCCTACAACCGCACCATGCTCATGTATTCGAGCACGGCCGATCATGCGTGCGCATCCATCATGGGGCGCATGAGCACGGTCAACTTCGAAGGCAACAACACGACGCTCACGCTCAAGTTCAAGCAGTGCCCGGGCGTCGCGGCCGAGAACCTGCGCACGTCGCAGGCGAACGTCCTCCGAGACCACAACGTGAACGTCTTCGCCGCCTACAGCAACGACACGTCCATCCTTCAGGAAGGCGTCATGTCGTCCGGATGGTTCATCGACGAAGTGCACGGCCTCGACTGGCTTCAGAACCGCGTTCAGACGGACGTTTGGAACTTGCTCTATACGACGAAGAAGGTCGGGCAGGATGAGGTCGGCATCGAGGCGCTCGTCTCTACCGTCTCTCGCTCGCTCGATCAGGCCGTCGCAAACGGTCTCGTCGCGCCGGGCGTGTGGAACGGCGACTCCTTCGGCGCCCTGAAGACGGGCGACACGCTCTCGACGGGCTACTACGTCTACGTTCAGCCGCTCGACGAGCAGTCTCAGGCCGACCGCGAGGCGCGAAAGGCGCCGCCTGTGCAGATCGCCGTCAAGCTCAAGGGCGCGATCCACTTCGTGGACGTCGCAATCACCGTCAACCGATAAGGAAACGACATGGCTACTTATTCTTTCTTGGACGTGACCGCAAGCCTGGCAGGTCCGACGGGCGTCGTCGATCTTGGCTTCGGGGCTTCAGTCACGAAGGAAGGCATCACGGTATCGCTCGCGAACCCGCGCAACACGATGACCGTGGGCGCCGACGGAGAGGTGATGCACAGCCTTAAGGCCGATAAGAGCGGCACGGTCACCGTCCGCTTGCTCTACACGTCGCCCGTCAATGCGACGCTTCAGGCGATGTACGACGCGCAGGCGCTCTCTTCGAGCCTCTGGGGCAACAATGTGATCACGGTCCGCAACAAGGGCAACAGCGAGCTTACGACGTGTCGCTCGGTTGCCTTCCAGAAGCAACCCGACCGCGTCTACGCCGAAGAGGGCCAGATGGTCGAATGGGTCTTCGACTGCGGCAAGATCGACACCATCACCGGGAGCTACTGATGCTTGAGCCGACCGAAATCAAGGTCGGCCCGCACACCTACATGCTCGGGCGTCTCGACATGTTCGAGGCGCTCGACGTGTGCCGGCGTGCGGCGCCGATCCTGCCCGTGCTTTTCCACGAGGTGCTCTCGAAAGTCGCACTTGAGGTGCTCAAGAGCAAAGACGAGGGCGAAGCCTCGGCGGAGGACCGCATCGACGAGCTTGGGCGTCTCATCTCGATGTCGCAACCTGCGCTCAAGGCCATCGCGGCCATGCCGCGCGATGACTACATGACGATCATCCGCGTCTGTCTTTCCTGCGCCGAGCGCAAGGTCGGGAAGACGTGGGCGAAGGTCGTAGTCGATGGGAATCTGATGTTCAACGACATCGAGCAGGCCGACGTCCTCCAGATCGTCATCCGCGTGCTCGGTCGAGAGCTGCGCCCTACTATCGCCGCGCTTCTCGGTCTGGGAGGTGCGGCCGCGTCGACATCGAAGGCAACTTCCGAGAGCTCCCCGACGGCATCGACTACTTGATGAGACCCGTTCATGCGGGCATGTGTCGATACGAGAGCCTTCGGGACGGGAGCCTGACGCTTGAGGATGTTTTCCTCATGAATACCTATCTGGACAATGTCGCCCACAATCGGGCGGAGTTTGAGAGGATCGCGAATGGCAAGCGTTCTTGAAGGTTTTTTGGTTTCGCTCGGCTTCGACGTCGACAAGGACCAGCTCGCCAAATTCAACGAAACGATTCACGCTGCAGGCGAGCGGTTCGTCTCGCTCTCGAAGAAGGGCCTCGCCGCGGGCGCCGCGATGGGTGCGGCCTTTTTGAAGGCCTCCGATTCGGTCAACGACCTCTACAAGATCTCGAACAACACCGGGGCGTCGATCAAGGGTATCCAGACACTGCAAGGTGCCGTGGAGCGTGTCGGCGGTTCGGCCGAAAACGTCACCGCGGCCTTCCAAGAATTCGCGCTCAAGTCGAAAACGTTCGGCGCGGGCTTCGAGCAGATGGTCCGCAATCAGGTCGGCGTCTCGATGCGCGACGCGCAGGGAAACGCCCGCGACATGGCGAACGTTCTCGCCGACGTGAGTAGAGAGCTTGCTCGCATGGCGAAAACCGATCCCGGCATGGCGCGCATGAAGGCGGAGGCCTTGGGCCTTGGTGGGATCTTCGACGACATCGTCAAGAAGGACTTCCCGCGCGAGCTCGAGCGTTCGGCCAAGATGGCGGGCGTCTTCGGCGACCAAATCGATCAGACCGCAAACGCCTCTCACCGCCTGATGAACGAAGTCGGGCAGGTCTGGGACACCGTCTCGAACGGTGCGATGGCCGCGGCAGGCCAGATCACAGAAGCGCTCGATCTTGACGACAAGCTTGCGGACTTCAACGACCATTTCGCGGACTGGCTCTCCGACATCGTCAATTCTCAGCTCAACCTCATCAAGAAAGCGACGGGCATTTTCGACTGGTTCGGCTCGCTCTTCACGGACTCGGGCGACGCGCTTGACGACGCGAAGATCGAGCGTCTCGAGAAGAAGGCTAAGTCCGGAAAGGCGTCGAAGGAAGATCGGGAAGAGCTCGATGCGCTCAAGAAGGAGCGCGAAGAGAATCGAGCGGCGGATCGGCTCCACATCGACCGCGACGCCGCTCGCGAGATGGGCATCCACGAGAAGATGGATGACGAGGTGGCGCTAAAGGCGAAGGTCTTCGGCGTGGACGATGATGATCTCAAGGACCCGAAGACGCGAAAGGAGCTCGAGGAGCGCCGCATCACTTCCGAGGATCTCGCGCAACTCGCTGACGGCGACAATGCAGACGCGAATGCCTTCATGCTCGCGCTCGAGCTCAAGAAGCGTCAGGACGCTCGCGACGCCGAGAAGCCTAAGGAGGAAAAGGTCCGCGACGTGGTGCGGGAGACGACCCGAGAGACGCGCGAAACCAACAACTTCGAGACAGTGAAGGAAAGCAAGGATGCCGCGCCGAGCGATGGCACCGCGCCTACCGTCGTGGTCCAGGCGCCGCAACTCAAGCCGCAGCTGATTCCGCAAAGTCAGCGCGAAATTTATTCGACGCCCGATGCGGTCAAGGAACTCATCTATCAGACGTCGCGAGAGACGAACAACACGGAGACGATCAAGGAAGTTCCCGTGCCGGCCGACTTGCCGAACGCAAAGCCTCAGCACAATGCGGAAGGGAAGATCGAGCTCGATATTCCCAAGCAGGTGATGCAACCGACGATGACGAGCCTCATGGAGACGCCTCCTGCTACGGTCGAAGACGGACCGAGCTACTTCGAGGCGCCGGCATGGACGCGCGACGTCCCGCAGAACGTCGACAACTCTACGTCGACGAACGTGAGCGATGACCATCGATCGGCGACGACGACGGTCAACCAGACGATCATGATTTCGGGCGGTTCGGATCCGACGGCGATCGGACAGGCCGTTGCGCAAGAAACGCAGAAGACGATCGCTCGAAATTCGAAAAGGAGTCTTGTGTAATGCCTTCGCTTCCGTACAGCCTCGAAGCTCTACTCCTGGGGCGCTCGAGAAGCATCGAGCCTCTTGATGGCGGTGACGCCATCGTCCCCGACGTAACGATTTCAGAGGTTCACGACGACGAGGTGACCGTTACTCAACATCCCGTCGATACGGGGGCGGCGATTTCGGATCACGCGATCGTTCAACCCGCTTCGGTGACGTGCGTCTTTGGTTGGTCGGACTCCTCGCGCGCGCTCAACTCCGCGCTTGACGGCTCGATACTGAAGGGCATGCAGACGAGCAAAGACGTCTACGACCGCCTCGTCGAGCTCAAGAACCAGAGGGCGTTGCTACGTCTCTCGACGGGCAAGCGCAAGTATCCGTCGGTCGTTATCACCAAGCTCAAGGTTTCGACGACCGTCGACACCGAAAGCGCGGCCGTGATCGAGGTGACCTTTCAGGAAGTCTTCCTCGTGGAGGCGAAGACGGTCTCACTCGCGGCCATTCGCCAGAAAAACCCGCGCAAGACCGCTTCGAAGACCTCGGGCGGTTCGCGCAGTGCCGTTCCTGTGGACGGCTATCGGTCGGAGGCATGATGAGGTATGAAATTCCTTTGACGGAGGGCCCTCAGGAGTTCTCCGTTTCACTGGGCGGCGCTCAGTACACGATGACGCTCGTCTTCCGCGAGGCGGACGGCGGCGGGTGGTTCCTCGACATGGTGCGAGCCGACGGCTCGGGCGCTGTTCGCGGCATTCCGCTTGTCATCGGATCCGACTTGCTCGCACAGCACCAATACAAACACTTCGGTCACCTTTATGCCGTTCTCGATGGCGGCGCGGTTCGCGTGCCGACATGGGAAGACATGGGCTCCGTGATTTCGTTGCAGTGGGAGGCTGAATGAGCTCCGTAAAGTGGCTTCGATACTTCCGCCTCGTCGTGGCGACGGACGGAAGCAACACTGAGGCGCTCGATCTGAGCGACTTCCGGTGCGTTTTCAAGATTTCGCAGGCCGTCATCGGCAAGCCCTGCACGGCCGAGATCACGGTCTACAACGTGGCGAAATCCACGGTCGATCGAATTCAGGTCCCGACGAATGCCGTCGTTGGCTCGAAGCGGTTGCGCGTCATCATCGAGGCGGGATACCAGAGCGACCACAGCGTCATCTTTCAGGGCGATCTGTGGTGGAAGTCCGTCGGGCGCGAGAGCGAGACTGAAACTTTTATGCGGCTCGTGGCAGCGTCAGGAGATCGAGCGCACCAATACGCGGTCGTGAACGCCTCGATACCGAAGGGCGCCTCTCAGGAGGAGGTTTTCAGTGCGGTCGCGGCGTCCTTTGCCGAAAAGGGCGTTCCGACGGGCTCGAAACCGACACTCATGGCGACGAAATTGCCGCGAGGCAAGGTGCTCTACGCGATGAGTGCCGATGCCATGCAGGGCATCGCCGATACGAACAACTTTGACTGGGGCTACACAGCCTCGGGCCTTGTGGCGCTTCGGAAAGACCAGAGCTACGACCCAAACGAAGAAGTGATCGTGCTCAACTCGAAGACGGGGATGCTGGGGCGACCGATGCTGACTGTCGAGGGTGTGGAGGTCGAGAGTCTTCTCCTGCCGAAGGCCGACATCGGCACGCTCGTGCAGATCGATAACCGATCGATTCAGCGTGAGAACTACGACACCTCGGTTTCGCAAGGCGCGATGCAGACGAACATGGCCGTGACCGACGACATGATCTCGGCCGACGGCCTCTACCGAGTCGTTGGGCGCGAGCACAGCGGAGATACGCGCGGCAACGAGTGGAGAACGAAGCTCGTGTGCTTTGGCGTCAACGCGGCACAGCAACCGCTCACGCCCACGAGCCTTAACAACATCCCGAACCTTTGAGGGCGACATGATTTCAATGAGCGAGCGCATCGGCGACCCGAATCAAACGCAGGAATCGCATTGGACGGGTCGGCAGGCGCGCGTGTGGACGGCCCTTCCGGCCATCATCCAGAGCTTCGACGCTGAGGCCCTGACGTGCGAGGTCCAGCCCGCCATTCAGGGCAAGCAGATCCTCGAGGACGGCACGGTGGTGGCGGTGAACTTGCCGCTTCTCCTCGACTGCCCCGTCGTCTTCCCGCATGCGGGAGGGTGCTCGCTCACCTTCCCGATCAAGCCGGGCGACGAGTGCCTCGTGGTCTTCTCCGCACGCGCCATCGACTTCTGGTGGCAACAGGGCGGCGTGCAGCCCCCTGCCGAAACGCGGATGCACGATCTATCCGACGGCTTCGTGATCCCCGGGCCGTGGTCGCAGGCGAGGAAGATTTCGAACGTCTCGACGGAGGCCGTGGAGCTCCGAAGCGATGACCGTCAGGCGTGGATTTCGATCCATCCGACCACGCACGAGATCCACGCGGATACGACGGGGAACATGACCGCGAAGGTTGGCGGAGTGCTTAGCGCAGAGGTGACGGGCGGGGCGACGCTCAAAGCCGCGTCGGTGTTGATCGACTCGCCGTCGACGCACATCACGGGAACGCTCACGGTCGACGGCCTTTTCACGGGCAAGGGCGGCATGGTCGTTTCGGGCGGTGGCGGCGCCACGGTCACGGGTTCCTTCACGCTGAACGGTGGCCTCACATCGACCGAGGACGTCGTTGCGGGCGGCATCAGCCTCATGGGCCACACGCACACCGAGCAAGGCGACGGATCCGAGACGAGCGGCCCTCACTGACGCTCGATCACACAAAAAAAGCAAAACCCGCAGGGCGGCAACCTTGCGGGTTTTTTCATGACCACCTTCCAGACAGGTGCTCAATGGGAAACATTTTAAGGCAACTCGCAGAGGCACTTCGCATGGCGACCGAGCTTCCTTGGTATGCGGCACTTCCGCTCTACATGATCGGGTACGGTCTGGGTCTTCTGGCGCTCGCCAAGGCGGCAGAGGCAATTTTTGAACTCATCGGGGGGTTCCTATGAGAGTTCGACGACTTGATGACGATGGCGACATGACGCTTGGCCACGGTGCTTACGACTTTCACGAGAACACGGCGGAAGGCGTCGCGCAGAACGTCAAGACGCGTCTCGCGCTGTGGCGAGGGACTTGGTTTCTCGACACTCAAGAGGGAACGCCGTGGCTTCAAGAGGTTTTAGGTAAGCGGACGGCCGTCGAGGCGGTGATTCGCGATCGAATTCTTGGGACGCCGGGCGTTCAGGAAATCACGAATTTTGAGGCGGTCTTCGATCCCGACGCGCGACGGATGACCGTCACGGCCGAGATCGCCACGCCCTACGGTGAAACGACTTTCGAGACGACCCTATGATCACAGACCCGACTTTTAAGGTGACGGCCGACGGCATCGCGGCGCCGACCTATGCCGAGATCCTCGAATACTTCCAAGCGAAGGCGCGATCGATCTTCGGCACGGACATCAACATCGATGCTGACACACAAGACGGCCAGATGATCGCCATCTTCGCATCGGCGCTCTCCGACGTGAATGCGCAGGCGATCGCGGTCTACAACGCTTTCAACCCCAACACCGCGCAAGGTGTCGCACTCGACAGCGCGGTCAAAACGAACGGGCTCGCACGCCGAGACGCAACGCCGTCGCAGGTGGATCTGACGCTGACCGGTCAGGTCGGTACGACCATCATCGACGGCGCGGCGATGGACGCGAACCGCGTGAAGTGGCTGCTACCGTCGCGGGTAGTGATCCCGTCGGGCGGCGAGATCACCGTGAGCGCGAAGGCCGAGACGACCGGAGCGATCGAGGCTTCGGCAGGGACGATCAACCAGATTGCGACTCCTACGCTCGGGTGGCATGCGGTTACGAACCGTTCGGCCGCAGTCCCTGGCGTCGCGGTGGAAACCGACATCGAGCTTCGTGCTCGTCAGGCCGACTCGACGGCACTTCCGAGCGTCTCACTGTGGGAGGGCATTATCGGCTCGCTTCTGTCGCTCGACGGCGTGCTTCGAGTTTCGGGCATCAAGAACGACGAGGACAGTCCGACGCCTGAAGGCGTGCCTGGGCACTCGATCGCCATGATCGTTGACGGCGGAGATACGCAGACGATCGGTGAGACGATCTTTCGAAAGAAAGGTGAAGGGGTAGGAACGCACGGTGACATCAAAGTGACCTACCTCGACAGTTACGGTTTTCCGAACTACATCAGCTTCAGCCGACCGAAGACGGTCAGAGTCAAGTGCAAGTTGAAGATTTCGCCGGGGTTGACCTACTTGAGCACCGTCGCCGACGAGATCAAGGCGCGCGTTGCGGAGTACGTCAACTCTCTTGCGATCGGCGACGACGTGGGTATTGCTCGCGTGCTTGCGGCGGCAATCAAAGACAGCCAGACGGGTATCGATACGAGCTTCACGGTCGACGAGATACAGCTCGGCCGCGACGACGGCGGTCTTTCGGTGGCGTCTCTTGCGATTGCATGGGCTGAGGCGGCCGCGTGCTCGACTGCAGATGTCGAGGTGGAGGTGAACGATGAGCGCCAACGCTACTGAGTACACCGACCTGATCGCGGGCGCGCATGTCTGCAAGCCGCGCTTTACAGAGTGGCTTTTCGAGCTGACGGAACCGCTCCGTAAAGCGCGCGAGCGTCTGGCGGCGCTTCGGTCGGACTTCGATGTCGATACGGCCGTCGGGAAGCAGCTCGATGCTGTTGGGGCTCGCATCGGGGTTTCAAGAGATCTTCCGCTGACACTGACGGGCGTCTATTTCGCGCTTGATGACGTCGGCGGCATCGGCCTTGACCGAGGCGTTTGGAAGGGCGCCTACGATCCTGTCTACGGGATGACGACGCTCGGCGATGACACCTACCGTGCCGTCATCAAAGCGAAGATCCTCGCGAACCATTGGGACGGCACGAACGGGAGCCTTCCGGGCTTTCTCTCGGAGGCTCTCTCCTACTTTGGAGTACCCGCGAAGGTGCTCGACTTGCAGGACCTTCAGACGATGCACGTCGCTCTGCACCTCACGAAGGACACGACTCCGCCGATCGTCTGGGAGCTTTTCTCTCGACGGATCATCGACGTAACGGCCGCGGGCGTCTCGATCGCGATCGTGAACAACGATCCGTGGTTCGGTTTTGACTACGACACCGCTTCGGTGAAAGGCCTCGACTCGGGGTCTTGGTTCACTTTTTCACAACTTTCTCAGCCTAAGGAGATAGCCGATGGCAACTAACAAACTTCTGCCTTTCGCGGGCGGTGACACGCCGAACCTGGTCGACTTCGATACGTGGAACGCGCTTCCCGCTCGACTGACGGGGTTCCAGTCAGGGATCGCCAAGAGCGCTGAGTTCAACTACATCCTTGCCCAGGGCGGCGCCGCCGGCTATGTTATCGGCCAGATGGTCGCGGATCATGCGGCGCAGGATGCCGACCTTGAAACGACCGCGCTCTATGCGGCCTTCAAGAAAGCACTTGCGGCGTACATCCCTGGGGCTGTCGCCAACGGCTCGATCGCAGGATCGAAGATCGCTGATGGTTCGATCACGCTGGCGAAGTTGGCCGCGGACTCGGTTGACGCGTCGAAAATCGCAACCGGGGCGGTCGGAGCGTCTGAGATCGCCGATAGAGCAGTGTCTGCGAGCAAGATTGCGAGTGGTGCTGTCACCGAAGTAAAGATCGCCGCGAACGCGGTCACGGCGGGGAAAATTGCGGATGGTGCAGTGTCTGCGAGCAAGATCGCCGCAGGTGCGGTTGATGCGTCGAAGATCGCGGCCGGTGCGGTCGGGGCTACTCAGCTCGCAGATTCTGGCGTCACCGCAGGGAGTGCCGGGCCGACGGCCGCGGCAACTTTGGCCTTCGGTGGCTCTTTCAGTGTCCCGCAAATCACGGTCGACAAGAAAGGTCGAGCGACGCTCTTGAAGAGCTGGTCGCTCAACCTCCCCGCCGCGCCGACGTCCGTTTCCGGCAATGCGGGAACGGCGACGAAGCTCGCGACGAAGCGAACGATTTCAGCTACTGGCGACGGCACGTGGTCGGTGAGTTTCGACGGCTCGGCGAACGCCACGGCCGCGCTCACTCTCGCGACGGTCAATGACGCGGCGGGCACCTTCGGTCCGACGGCCGCGGCAACGTTGGCCTTCGGGGGCTCTTTCAATGTGCCGCAGGTGACTGTCGATTCGAAGGGCCGCGTGACGGTGTCGAAGCATTGGGCTCTCAAGCTTCCCGCCGCTCCTGCTTTTGCGAGTCAGGCTGAAGCAGAAGCGGGGACCGTCAGCAACAAGTACATGAGCCCGCTCCGCACGAAGCAGGCGATCGACAAGCTCGGATCGACCGTCCCGCCTGGCACGATGATCCACTTTGCAGGCAAGACATTGCCTGACGGTTGGCTAATCTGCAACGGCGCAGCTGTCAGCCGAACGACCTACGCCGATCTCTTCAAGGCGATCGGCACGACTTACGGAACGGGTGACAGTTCGACGACATTCAACCTTCCGAATGCCAACGGTCGATTCTTGGAGTGCACCACCTCGACTTCTAAGGTGGGTAATAAGGTAGAATCTGGCCTACCGAACATAACTGGGAGCACGTACGGATCTGCCGACGTTACGTGGCTTGGCTGGACGACGACGGGCGCCTTCGGCAATGGGAGCACAGTGAACCGACTCGACGCGATGCAGGCGGCTTCCCATCCAGGTCCGATCCTGACTTTCGACGCAAAGCTGTCATCTTCTCGATACGGCGGATCGAGCACGGTTCAGCCGTCCTCTCTTCGCGTCCTGACGCTCATCAAGACTTGATAAGCACCAAAGCTCGCATCGAAGCAGGCTGAACGGTTGTGGCTTTTCCGAAAGCGGCGTTCGATCGCTTTGCCTCAAAGGCATAACCGATAGTCCCACTGCCGTTGAAACCGCCGATCGCGAAATTCCCGCCCTCGTCGTTGTAGAAGGCCCCGCTGAAGGACGTGGAGGATCCGGTGCCCTTGAAAGTGCCAGTTATGTTCGGGCAGACCGAACATCACTGGGGCAGCGGGCTATTTGATGGGAGGATATTTCGCTGAGACTGGAGCTTTAGCAAAAGAAAGCGATTCTAGTTGGGGAGGCGATTCCTCGTGGAACAATGGGAGGGCCTTCAGCTTTGATGCGTCACGTTCATCGTCCGTTTACGGCCGATCCTCTTCAGTTCAGCCTGCATCTCTCCGTGCGTTGGTCCTCATCAAAATTTGATGAGGGGAAGAGAACGGATAGACGCGGGCTGAACGGTAGAGGAGTCACCATAGCGGCCACTTGACCGAGAAGCATCGAAAGTCCAGCCCTTGCCCGAGACAACATCGACCCCTGTCGCCCCAGAGCCTTCAGTTTTCAGACTGAAAGCTCCAGACGCCCCCGTATATTTTGATCCGTCTCCTCGTTGATAGCCGAACTCCCCGATGATGTTCGGTGCCAGTGCACGGCCGAAACCGCCATACCAAGTGGCGGTTTCGAGAATGTGACCGGCACAGCGCCGCAATCGTGGCTTACGGTCCTTCGCCCTGCGTGGCGCCGAAGACTTCGGCCAGAAATTCGGCACTTCGAGCACAGCCTGCGACGAAAGAGCTCCATCGCGCCATGATGCCGCGGCGGACGTCGAGGTAGTCGGAGCGTTGATAGGCCCGCGAGATCCCAGACCCTACGACGTGGCTCAAGCACGCTTCGGCCGCTTCGAAGGGTTCGCCGTGGTCGGCCATCCACGAGCGCGCGATCGACCGCAAGCCGTGGGCGACGAGCTTCCCGCGAAGCGAGGTCGAGTGCAGGTGCTTCGCAAGCGTCTGCGAGTTAAGCGACTTCGAGCCGTCGCGGACTGCGGGAAAGACGAATCTCGAGCGCGGATGCGGGGAGCACGCACGAGCGGCATCGAGCAGGCGCAGCGCTTCGGCGGTGAGAGGGACGCGGTGCGTTCGGCCCTTCTTCATGTGCTCGCCCGGTATGGTGAGCGTGTCGCCGTCGATCCACTCCCATTTGAGACTCGTGACCTCGCCCGGTCGAAGCATCGTGCAGAGCGAGACTGCGAAGAGCACCTGCACGCGGTACGGCGCTTCGACCATGACCCTCATGACGCTCTCGAGCTCGCGCCAGTCGACTGACGGCATCGGCGTCGTCACGGGCGGGGCGAAGATCCGCGAGACCCGTTCGATCGGGTTGTGCTGGATGTAGCCCGCGCAGACTGCGAGGTCGAGGATTTCGCGCGTGCGCATGAGAACGCGCTTCAGCGTCACGCGGCGGCCTGACGTATCGAGTGGTCGCACGATCTGCACGATGAGTGGCGCCGCGATCTCGTCGAGCTGTCGGTTGCGCAGGTGCGGGAGGATGAGCCGCTCGAGCATGCGGCGCTCGTCGCGGTACGACACGATGCGACCTTTCTTCAGCGAGCACCAGAGGCGAAAGGCGTCCTCAAAAACGTACCCGCGTGGTGGCTCAAGGCCCGCATCTTTGCGAGCGCGCCGCGCTTTCTGGCGGGCTTCTTTTAGTGAAACCTCGGGCCACTTTCCGATGGTTCGATCGGTGACGCGACCGCAAAAGGAGGTGCGAAGGACCCAACTTTTTGAGCCTGATGGGTGAACCCTCAGGGCAAGGCCGTGGCCATCGGCGACGGTGAATCTTTTCTCGCGCGGCCTCAGTGCCGCGATTTTTTTGGAGGTAAGCATGGAGCTTCAGACTTGCTATCTGTACGACGAGGACAAGTACTTCGTCGATGAAGTCCTCTGCCAAAAGGACGAAAACGGACTGATGCTCGCCGCTGACGCGGTCGAGCAGGCGCCCGACATGAGTCTTCTCGCGGCCAACTTTTTGAAGTGGGACGGCGAAAAGTGGACGGCAGAGAAGAAGCCGACCACGCCTGAAGAGTGCGCGGCAATCGGTGATCTTTCGCACGAAAAACAGACCCCGCGCATCCACGAGCTTCGTCAGCTCTTCGATGCGATCTGCGAAGGCTCGAAGTCGTGGCGCGTCGAGCAGGATCCCGAAACGCTCGCGAAGCGCGTCGTTCCGATCCCGCCCGAGGAAGAGGAGGCCGCCGAAGCCGACCTAGAGCTCGGCGAGTTTGACGCGCAGGTTGCTTCGCTCAAAGACCGCATGTCGCTCGCGATGTTGCAGGGCGACGAGGAAGAGGTGGCCGCTCTTCGGGCTGAATACAAGACGTTGATGGGGATCTGACGATGACTGAAAAGAAGTACTGCACCGCCTGCGGCGCCGAGCTCGACGAAGAAGGTATCTGCACCCGCGAGAAGTGCCCGCGCCGTGCGCTCCAGCTGAAGAAAAAGGCGGCCCGCGAAAAGGCCGAAAAGGCCTCCATCCAGACCCTTCGGCGCGAGGGGTCTCATGATCGGATCTGACGTACTGCCTCAGGGGACCGAGCGAGTCCTTCTTGCGGCGGGCGGCACGCTGGGCGGGGCGCTGAGCTTCGCCTTCGGCGACGTCGGCCCGCTTTTGATATGGCTGATGATCTTCGTCGTCGGCGACTTCGTGACAGGGCTTGCCGGCGCATGGGTCCATTCGTCGTACCGCTCGAAGAGACTCTTCATCGGCGTGGCGAAGAAGCTTGCGATCTTCGGTCTTGTGGCGCTTGCCCACGGGCTCGACACGATCTTCGAGCCCATGATTCAAATCCAAATTTTCCAGAGCGTGACGATCTGCGCCTACGCCGTCGGTGAATTCGGCTCGATCATCGAGAACCTTGAGCGTGCCGGCTTGGGCGACGCGGTGCCGCCCGTCCTTCGCCGCTTGGTGAAGACGCTCGACGAGCGCGTCGAGGCGCACGCGACTGCGCGGCTGGAAGAAAAGGGGCTGCGAGCCCCGCAAAGGGAAAAAAACGATGGCAAATGAGAGGAAAGCTTTCGGGGCGTGGAGCCCGACGGAAGCGGCGGACTTTATCGAAAAGTTTGAGGGGCGTCGCCTGGAGGCGTATCAGTGCGCTGCGGGCGTTTGGACGATCGGCGTGGGCCACACTGGAACCGTCAAGGCGGGCGACACCTGCACCGATGACGAAGCGAGCGAGTGGCTCATCGACGACATCGAGCGTCAGGTCGCGTACCTGCGCCCGTTCGTCAACGTTCCCGTGACGCGCGGGCAGTTTGTGGCGCTTGCGAGTCTGGCTTTCAACGTGGGCGGACCCTACGTCGTCCATAACTGTCCGCGCCTGATGCGTGCTTTGAATGGCGAGGACTACGACGCCTGCGCGCACGAGTTCCTCGACGTGACCAAGGCGGGCGGCCGAGAGCTCGAAGGGCTTGTGCGCCGCCGCAAGGCCGAAGCGGCGCTCTTTCTTGGGGAGGGGTGACGATGCTGAAGGTCTTCTTGAAGTGGGCCGCGCTCGGCCCCGCGTCGCTCCTGATGGCAATCGTCGGCCGAGTGCTCGCGCCCGTCCTTCCTCTCTTCGTGCAGGAGAACGGCTTTCTTCCTCGCTGGCTCAGTTGGTTCCAGACGCCCGACAATACCTGCGACGGCGACGCCGGGCACTGGGAGCGCCACCCGGGCCTTGACGTGTGGTCGACCTACAGGCGGCGAACCGCATGGTTTTGGCGGAACGTGGGCTATGGCTTCGACATCGACGTCCTCGGGCTCGATGCGAAGGCGGGCGACACGCTCGACCTAAGGGGCGACATCGACGCGGGGACGAATCCCGCGAAAAGCGGCTACGTCTGGCGCGTCCTTCGGCGTGCTGACGGGACGGCCGCAGGCTTTCAGCTCTACTTCGTCTATCAGTGGCCCTTCTGGCCGACGCGGTGCATCCGCGGGAACCTCGGGTGGAAGCTGTGGGGGTTCGGGGCAGGGGTGTCGTCGTATCAGTGGACGGGGATGGTGAATCCCGTCTTCGGCTGCACGCCTTGACGAGAAAAAGCCGCACGGTTTGGGCGTTCCGTGCGGCTTTTTTGATAGGAGTTTGAATCGAAAGTTTAGCAGGAGGCGCGGATTTATGGTGAATTGGAAAGCCGCTTCGGCCGTGATCGCCGGGGCGGCGATTTTTGTCGCGGGTTACCAGTACGCGGCCGCCCTGTACGGTGCGGACATCGCCGCTTTGCGCGAGGACTACGCGACGCGCGCTTCGGCGTTGGAGGAGAGGTATCGTGAGAAAGAGCAAGAGAATGCCAGGGCCGTCGTCGCGGCATGGGAAGAGCGGGACCGTGCGCGTCGTGATGCTGTGCGCCTTGATGGCGACCTTGACCGGGTGCGCGACGAAGCCGCCGCCCTCCGCCGTCAGCTGTCCAGAGCGCCCGCCGATTCCTGCGCACCTTGCCGATCCGAGCTTGCCGAGTGCTCGGGCTTACTCGCAAGAGGTGCAGAGCTACTTGGTCGAAGTGCAAGAGAGCTTAGCGAGGTGGCGGCAGAAAAAGACGCCGTCGTCCGAATGACCAAATAAAAACCCCCGTCAGGCTTCAGCCAGCGGGGGTCCTTGTTTGCGTATCAATTTGACGTACGTGTCAAATAGACGTCAAGACGCTCGGTAGGCATCGATCATGTCTGCCCAGGACTGCATCATCTGCCGCCGTTGCTCAAGGTACTGCGCCTTGTTGTATACGGCTCGAACGCCGCGCTGTTCGTGGGCAAGCTGCTTCTCGATCCAGTCGGAGGCAAAGCCCGCCTCATGGAGGAGCGTCGAGGCCGTGCGCCGCAGGTCGTGCGGACCGAAGTGCTCGAGCTTGAATCCTTCGCGCTTCGCGGCTTCGCAGAGGGAGCTGAAAAACTGATTGAACGTCGCCCCTGACATGGGGCGACCCGGGTCGTAGCGACCAGGTAGGACATAGGGGCTCGATCCTGCAAGCGTCTTCAGCGAAACAAGCAGATCGAAAGCTTGGTCGGATAGCGGTACGACGTGCGGCGTGCGCTTCTTCATGCGGTCGGCGGAGATGGTCCAAAGTCGTCGCTCGAAGTCGATCTCGTCCCAGGTCGCGTGCGCCAGCTCGCTCTTGCGCACGAAGGTGAGGAGAAGAAGCTTCGCACCCGTTTTGACCTGCACGTTGGCTCCGACGTAGCGGAAACAGTGAAGCGCAGTCTTGATCTCTTCGGGGGAAAGGTTGCGCTCGCGCGGTTTGAAGCGTGCGATCGAGGTTGGCGGGATGAGCCTGGCGACGTTCTCGAGCTTGGTGCCGCGTGCGCGTGCCCAATCGAAGACGCTCATGCAAATGTCTCGGCAGTGAATTGCGACGGCCGGAGCGCCGCGCTCGACGATGCGATCGAAGAGGTCACGCAGGCGGTCCTCGGTGATTTCGGTGAGAAGCAAGTTGCCGATCGTCTTGTCGAGGTCGCGCGTGAAGACCGCGCAGCGCATCGCCTTGGTCGAGTCAGCGAGGTCGGCGTGTGCGAGGTAGTCCATCCACCAGGAGCGGAAGGTTCCGCTCGATCGAGCCGCGCGCTTGGCGGCGATTTTCTTCTTCGATGGATCGATGCCGGCGGCGACATCCTTTTTCGCCTCGAGGAGGAGCTCACGCGCTTGAGCGAGCGAAATGATCGGGTACTGGCCGATAGCAAGAGTTCCTCGCCGACCGCTTCGACCGCCCATATAAAAATCCCACTTGAAGGAGACGGTCCCCCGCGGTGTGGCGATGACGTAGAGACCGTCGCGGTCGGGGAAGCGTTCTGCAACGGTTCTTTTGGCTCTTAGAATTGCCTGTAAACTAGTGTTTGAGAGCATTGTGACTTCCTCGTAACGGTCTTTTGGTGCGCGATGGCCTTGTTTTGCGTATTTTTGGGTTGTGTCCTGTTGACGCCCTGCGCCGCAGGGAAATTGACACTAAAAAAAGACCGTTACCAATCGGATTTGCCACAAAGCGCAACGGTCTTTTGATTTTCAGCCCACGGTAGCACGATCCGAGGCCGTTACAAAGACCGTTACGAATGAACGTCTGCCAATGTCTTTTTACGTCACTTTATGTCATTGTAAAAAAGTGAAACCCCCGAGTTTTCAGGGAACTCGGGGGCTCATTTGTCTCGTTATGTCTTACCGTGACCTAACGGGGATTCACTCCCACTCG